CTCCTCTTGTTCAGGCTCTCGTTCGCCTCGGTCTTCGACCGAATCAAATCACCCGTCGCGGTGTTACCGTCTTCGGCTCGCGCAACGATCCGGTCTCTCATGCATTCACTTCCATGGACGATCTCGACCACGCCGAGGCTGACACCCCCGAGAACTTCAACGCCGACAAGGAGATTATCGCCACGCACATGTCCTATGCTGGCCGCCCGATCGTCGTGGAAGAGGATGACGAAGATGCCAATGACACTCCGTGTCTTGGCATAATCACCCCCGGTCTTGTGGAAGCATTATACGCCTTGCATCCAGAGCCACCGCAACCCGCTGACCTGACCCGTGATAAGACCATGATCAGGTTCCGGAAACCTGATCCCGCAGTCCGAATTCGTGTCCCGGAATGGATTCAGTCGCTTGACCTCCACGAGCCCACACTCTACAGTCATATCGGTTATCCGTTCTCAAACACGGAGGTCCTTGCATCTGTCTTGGCAGTTTTTGACAGGTATACTAAGCCACAAAATGTTGCCATCCCCAACAAGCGAGCCTTCATGCTTGCCGACATCATGTTCGATCGTTGGGTCAGCGCATTCATCAGGCCTGATGCTGTTGTCAAGGTTCCGTCCGTCGCTTCAATGTTCTCGCACTGGTTCGGAAACGCAAAAGCACTTCGCATAGCTCAGATTGCCGAGGAACTCCCGTTCATCGATTCAGGTCGCCCCTTGCAAAATGAATACTTCCTGAAGTGCCAATGTAAGCCCAAGTTCAAGACCTTTGGTTTTTGCGCTGAGTGCGGTCAAGGTATCCTCGCCACGAACAAGTTGCTTAATGCCACGATCTGCCCTCTGATCGTCCAAGCAACTAAGATCATGCAGAGTATGCTGAAGGGCGGCGTGATATACGACTCCGGTTATTCGGGCACGCAGCTTGATGACGCCGTTCGTGCCACAGGTCAACACAAGGCTAAGGAGTGCATGTCGATTGATCTGTCACAACAGGACTCGTCTCACGTCAACGTCCACAGGTTTTTTATCGGTAAGGTTCTCGCATTCCTTGGCTTCGATGATACCATTGTCACGCTCTATCTCATGACTCGCGCCAAGCGTTTCTGCAAGGGTCTGACAATGCTCGGTCTCCTGTTCGAGGTCATCGAGAGGTTGTTCTCCGGCGAGCCTGGCACTGCGCTGTTCAACTTCTTGATGTCCACCGGCACTTCGGTATGCACATTCGATTTTTCCAAGTTCGAGCTCTTTATTGGCAAGGGTGACGATAACACGGTCGTCCCTGTGTTGCCCCGCTTGAAATCGGCGATAAATATGGTCAAGGAGACCGGCGTCACCCAGAAGATCTCCATCCTCCCGTACCTGGATTTTGCAAATCGCATCTTCACGTCAACCGGTCGTTCGTTTATGGATCCTGCGCGTGCTCTTGCAAAATACACCATGCGTATGAGCAAGCGCGAGAACTCCGTCAACGAGTGCATTGCATTCCAAGATCACACGCTGGTTTGCAACGAGCTAGAACACGAGGAATTGACCAACGCATTGGTGGCTAAGCACGGCATCGAGTACGTCCACGCCCATGACATCGTATCAGCCGTCAATGACCTCTCCCGCCCGGCCACGTACTATGCCAATCTCCGTCATTCGAAGGTTCCCGTGGAATTCATGCCAGTCATCAGGCAGTCTGGGCGGTATGATGTTGTGTTCGAAGACCTACGAGATCGCTGCGCCCCGGCAGCCATCGCATTCATTGCCGACGTCCCAATCGAAGACGTCATGAATTACGTCGCGCAGCTCAGGCTTCGTTACCATGTGCACCCGGACATCCGCGCCGCCGACAGGAATTCTCGCCACACTCATGCTTTTCACATGAGCGCCGATGAGATCCTCCGTGCCGCAATGAAGTTTGGGGTACGCCGCACCGGTTCCGATTTGTCCCTCAAGATTGAAGGCCATCACATCGTCGTCGTCCGTGGCAAGTTCTCGTGGTACAAGCAGCTTGGTAAAGGCATATTCGGCAGTCTCCGTCAACTCACGCTCCTCTCAATCGTTTGCATCATCGCAGCATATGTCTATGAGAATCGTAAGTGGATGATTGCCAAGGTCGTGAAACGCGTCGAGGAGATCATTGCCAGCGTGCAGTTCTACATACTGGTCTACTTACGCCTGTTCGGCCCGGTCGTCAATGTCCTGCTTTGCCTGCCCACGGTGTTCTCATTGTACATCGGGTTCAGTCTCGAGGCGGCCGCATGGCTCTTCTTGTTCACTCAAATCATTTTCCGCACACTCGTCCTCCCTTTCCATTTTCGCAGTGTGAAGACGAGTGGCTACAAACGCG